GCAGATTTAGCAACACCATTATTGTCAAAATAATTAGGTGTTAAGTTATTTACTTGAGAAACATAAACATATCTACTAACATTTGGATATTCTCCTATAGTTTGAATATAATTGTTTCCATCACTATCGGTTGTAACTTGTTGATATGTGTTACCTATTCTTCTTGATACAAAATTTTCTGATTCAGGATCTAAAGATAAGTTAGTAAAGGTTTCTAAAACTACTTTTTCATTAGTAATATCATCACCCCTTCTAATATTAAGAGTAAATGTACCTGATCCTGTGTTAGAAGTAGTAATTTCCCATCTTAAATTATCTACAGTACCATTTGCTAGGGCACCAGTAGAATCTTCAGACCCTGTGCTATTCATAATAGCTCCTTCTGAAATGGTTTTTAGTACTAAAGTATTTTGTCCACTAATACTATCAACTCCTCCTTCAAGAGTTTGGAATGGAGTATTGACTCCTACTAACATATTAAGTAATGAACCTGTAGTTAAAGTAATTACATTACCTGCAGTACCATTAAATGAAGCAGAAATTTCTAATACATCACCGGTATAAGAAGCACTAAAGTATGCAGAGCTTGATTCATTAATTTCAGCAACTAAACCACTTAAATTAGTACCTTCATCATCGTATACAAAAATATTACTACCAGGAATATCAACACCTGTCGATGAAGAAATAAAGTAATAATTTATAGCTCCATATGAAAGTCCTAAACCTATACCATCTCCCCCATTATCAAAGGTAAATGAACCTGTTGCTGGTGCTCCTTCTACAGTTACTATACTATTTTGAATATCATCACTAATAGCAGGGTCAAAATCTCCATTTGTTACTCTAGTTACTAATAATGAATTACCTCCATTTTGGAAGTAATTATATACTGAAATTGAAGTTAAGAATGAATATGTTTGGCTACCACTAATTAAAGTAGCACCAAATATATTTTCAAATTGACTATAAGAAGTAACTACAGTTGGAATTTCAACAGGACCTTTAACAGTAGGGCCTATAATTGCTGCTCCTACCACTACAGGTTGTTGTGTAATAAATGACTGGTCGTTTTCTCTTGTAAATACTCCAGGTGATATTATTTGTTCTGCCATTTTATTTGTTATTAATTTTATTCAGTTTTTGTAAACGTACCAGATTCTAAATCTATTGTACCGTTTCCATATTTTTGTGTTAATTCGTTTCCTGTTGTTAATTCTTGTTCACGTAACTTATTTAAAGTTTCTACTAGTTGATCTTTTTGTAATTCTAATATCTGCATTTGATATTCTAATTGGCCAAATTGAGTAACTAGAGTTTGTTGATCTGACTGTAACTTTTTGAGAAAATTTAACTCATCTTGGGATAACTTAAGTTGTTCACTCATTTTTTATAAATATTAAATTTTTTATTAAAACGTATTTTGATATAAATATTAATTTTTTTTTAAAAAGTATCAGTATCTGTATTTTGAGGATTATTTGAATCAATTTGGTTTTGATCTACCTGATCAAAATTAGAAACCGTTTCTTGTTGTATAATAATTTGACCTGGGCTAAAACGTTTTTTGTCGATTGTAAGGTCTTTTTGTGGGATATCTGGTATAATGTAACCCTTTAAATTAATATCAAAATTGGCTCTAACAGTACGTTCTGAGCCTTGGTTGAGTTCAGTAACTGTAGTGAAAGAGTCAATATCTGCTTTAAATTTAAATCTTTCAGGATTACCCCAGTATGAATTAGCAGCATAATTTATAGCTTCAACTATTTTATTAAGTTGTTCTACATAATAGGTATAAATCATACAACTATAAGTCATAGTAACATAATCGGGTACTACTACAGTATGGTATTCTTTAACAGGTTTTCTGTTATTTAAAATATTAAATTTATCGTAAGTATTTTGTTTATTATATAATGTTTGAGTATAAGCTACATTTACAGGACGATTAGCATCTATTTTATTATATAAACCCTTAACAGGAGTTATAGTATTACGTTTGAACATAATCATAGGAGCCATAATAGCACCTTTTTGATCTCTCATAAACCCATCACGTTGTACTGATTTCCATCTTTCGGGGGCACCATACATTACAGGTACTTCAATACGTTGCCCGTTTTGAATTACAAAAGGTTTAATTACGTTTTTAAAATAATAAACAATAGACTCGTCTATATCTTTAATCCCTATAGAAAAAGGTTTAGTTGTGTCTCCTTTATAAGAAGTTTTATTTCCCCTATTTAGATCTTGGCTTTGGTTAGGATTTCCCCTTTGGGTATCGTAAGGTTCGATAAACCCATTAGCTATCTCAGCTTGTGTTTTTGGTACGGGTATTCTTCCTTTTGTTGCCATTATAATCTTTCTCTAGTTATACCAGGTTTATCACCAGGAACATAATTGGTTTTACAAATAATTGAGTAGTTAGAACCAAATTGTTCTAACCCTGGGTTGAGTGGGTTTTCATTATATGGGTAGTCAGGGTTTTTACCTAAAATATATTGGTTTGCGTTGGTTGCATTTACTTCATAATACCCATTGTAATATAAAATTATATCACCCACTTCAGGAACTACATTAGCGTCAATTAAATCTTCTCTTAGGAATTTAAAGTCAATACCCCACTTAAAGTCAACACCTAAATCGCTTTCAGGGAATTCTTGATCTTGTCTTTCAACTAAGCAGTTGAATAATGTAGGACCATCGTAATAAGCTCCATCAGCAGCTTCACCATATATGTTTATTGTTGTTTTTTCTAAAACATATTTGTAAAAAGCACATTCTTGGGTAATAACATCCCCCAACAATTCTCTATTAATTGTTGTAAATAAGTTAATGTCTCTTTGTCGTCCGAATAATGCGCACATAGTTTTTAGCCAATAAAGATAGTATATGGAACTGCACTTAAATCTTTTTGTATAAACTCAGAATTTGCTGCTTTCTTTTCTAATAACTTATTACGAGATGTTTCATCAAGGTATGCCCTTAATCTTTCAATTAAAGCGGTTTTTTCAGAAGTAGCTGCTGAAATTAAATCTGCTTGATTTAGTGTTACTTCACTTCCGGGAATAGGCACTGTAGAGTATTTACCTCTTATGTAGCCTAACATTTCTTTACATAAAGCTAAAGTATATTCAAATACCCATTGTCTACCAATTGAATTAATGTAAGCGTAAGTTGGGTTAGCATAAGGTACAGTTGATATATCTGTTACTACTCCTGTTCCTAAACTTCCAGAAACTAATACAGAATTTCTATCTGATTTAAGAATATATTTAAAGTATAATTTTCCGCTTCTGTTAGGGATGGGGAATATTCTTAATTGGTTGTTTATTAATTCAAAACTGTAGTTTGATTTTCTGATAGTGTCATTAAAATCAATTGCTTGTATTTTAGATAAATCATAATTAATAGGCATTAGTAAGAAATTAATACCAGGTGTATAATTACCAAATCCAAAAGCATCTAATAATCCTTGTACGTCAGTACCTGTACCAGCGTAAGGATCAAAATATCTAACAACCGCGGGGGGAGCTTGATAAAATATTTCTTTTACTTCTAATTCTCCATATTCTATACCTGAGGAAGAAGCCCAAGCATTTAAATCATAAGTTTGAGTACCTGATGTAAGATTTATACTTCCGGTTCTCCAAGTAACAGTACCTCCTACACCAGCTTCTTCACCATATTGTTCCGCTATACGAATAATTGTACCTAAATTAGGTTTTTGTAGTTTATAATTTATAGTAGATCCAGTAGGCGACCCCTCTAATGAAAGATAATTTTCACTCGCTTTAAAAGCATATACTTCATTACCATACGTGGTTATAGCTTCCTCAAATGCTGCATAAAAACTAATATCTTGTAATTCTACATCAGTTAAAGGATATCCTAAACGACGAGCACAAAATACTGCTACTTTATCTGCATCAATTTGAAATTCAGCATCATCATCATAGAACCCAAAAGGTGTATTTCCTGGGAAGAATGAGCTAGATCCGGGCCAAATTGGAGTGTTTGCCATGTTGTTTTGTTATAAATATTGTAAAAATTAATTAAGTTGTTGTGACAACTGAAGTTGCTTGAAGGTAATTACTTATTTCTAACTGCATAGTAAAATCTGTTAAAGCTTTTATTAAATAAGCTTGTGTGTATAAATAATAAGTATAACTTTGACCAGGGGTTAACCCAGTTTTTAAAAGATTAATTGGAGAATTAGTTGTAGTCATATCAGTAGTATTATCCCAATCCCATAATCTAGTAATATTAGAAAAGGGACCATAAGGATCAATATCATCATCATTTATAATAATAGAGGATGAAACAGGAGATGTTGGAGAAATAGCAATCCTAGGACCCCCAATATATACAGGACTAAAAACACCTGAATCTTGTGTAGATTTAAGTAAACCTATTGTTAAAATAACTTTCCCACTTATAGGTGCTATAAATTCCCATTTTAAATCAGATGAAGCAAACCATTCATTTTTTAACATACTTCCTGTGGATTTACTTACCAGTCTAAAATCTAACTGTTTAGGAGCAGCATCTAAAAGTTCAATAGCTTGTTCACCTTCTAAAGATTGAGATGTAAAGGGAGCATAGGAGGCACTAGTAACAAAAAATGATGTAGGTACATAACTTGCAGTACCATATAAAGAGCCAGTAAAGCTAGAGGCACTTACTATAGAACCTGTGATTGGTATAGTAGTAAAAGCACTTGTTTCAGTATTTTCTTGTAAGTTATGGGGAGGACCTTGGGAACCTGAGGGGCCTACAGGGCCTAAAGGACCTTGTTCACCTTGAAGTCCTTGTGATCCTGAAGGGCCAGCAGGACCTATGGAACCTGTTAATCCAGGAATACCTTGAGAACCTGAGGGGCCAGGTAAACCTATTAATCCTTTTTTGCCATATTGTGAAGTAGGAAGACTTACACTAACAATATTGTTATTTTCAGAAACATTATTACTCATAATATTTCCATTACTCTAAAGTAAGTATTAGTAAAATTCCAAGTTACAGGGCTTGAAGCATTAAGATAAGCATAAATTGTATATTCACTTCCTGAAGTGAGTCCTGTTATAGCTTGGGAATATCCTGTAGATGAAATATTTACATCAAAATGGGTTGGGAATAATAAAATATCAATATATTCAGTCCACTGAGGAGAAGGGGAAGATCCCGTACCTATCATGTAGTTAGTCCAAGTTTCTCCATCTAAATCATACCATTGGGAGCTGGTTGTAGGGGGTCTATTAGTAGCATATAATTTAGTAAAAGTAGGAGAAGTGGCAGATTTTAACATAAAACCTATATCAACTATAACTTGACCACTAGCAGGAGCTGTAAATTCCCATACTAAACTTCCAGTATCAGCGTACCAATCATTATCAAAATCTATTTTATTTGCAGAAAAGTTTATTTCATTAAAATAAAGTTGTTTAGGCATCCCAGATAGTATAGCAAGGGATTGGGAGCCATCTAATGAAGTAGCAGCAAATGAAGCATATGAAGCAGAAATAGCACTATTAGTATTCTCAGCCCAACTCGCAGTACCATATAAGGAACCAGTAAAGCTAGAGGCACTTACTATAGAACCTGTGATTGGTATAGTAGTAAAAGCACCTTGTTCTGTTACTTCTTGTAATGTACCTAAAGGACCTTGAGGACCTTGTGATCCTGAGGGACCTTGTGAGCCTGAAGGACCTTGTTCACCTTGAGGGCCCTGTGATCCTGAAGGGCCTTGTGAGCCTGATGGACCTTGTTCACCTTGGGAGCCTTGTGAACCAGAAGGACCTTGTTCACCTTGGGGGCCTTGTAGTCCAAATACGGTAGAAGAAACAGTAGTAGTATTTGATAAAGGGGGTGTAACAGTTATATTAGTACTTGTATTAGAAGTTACAGTTATAACATTATTTTTTTCAGTACTAACACTATTTTGAGAAGTAGAGACTGTAATGTTAGTATTTTCAGTATTTTTAACATTTATAGCCATTAAAATGATCCTAAAGTTACATTTTTAGATAATCTTACAGAACCCTCTAATAAACGTGTTACTACAGCACAATTACCACTACCTGATGCGAGTTCTAAATCATATTGGGCGCTTGAAAAATCTAATAAAGATGAGCTTTCGGCTGAAATATAAATTCCTATAGTACCTGATGTAGGTGGATTTAATCCTCCTGATCCACTCATGTTAAGGCCTGTTCCACAAGGACCTAAACTGCTAGAGAGGGTTAGGTATAATGTAGAGGATCCTGCAGATGGGCGGAGTTGCATTCTTGCATTATATCCTGTTAAATCTATAGGGTCTCCGTTTGAGTCTGTATAAGCTATTTCAAAGTCTACAGTAGCACCTTGTTCGATAGTAAAATTATATTTTCCAGCAGCCATGGTTTGGGGTTTGGGTATAAATATTAGAAAAATTTACAATTCAATTAATATCGTATCATTTGGATTTATCATAATGTTACCTTTATTAGTAAGGTATACTTTTTTAGATGGAGCAACGGCTGCAGGTATATCTACAAATGAAATATCAGGAACTTCTATAGTTATCCCATAAAACGTAGGATACTTAGGTATATTAGTTCCAATATTTGTGTAATCAGATTCTAAATAACCTATAGTTAATCCATGAAATATTATGCTATCATCCGCCATTCCAATCGTTTCTTAAAGTTAATTTAAATTGTAAGTATCTAGCTTTAACTTTTCCTACGCTGCCTGTTATAAAGTTTACATCTCCACTACCCGAACCATTAACATCTATATAGGGGGCAACATTTAAAGGAAATACTTTATATTCTTCAGAAGATAGATCAGATGAAGAAGTACTATATCTTAATTGGTAAGTATATGGGGTAGCAAATCCTGCTTGACTAGAAGTATAATAAGATACAACACTATTATTAAGATCATTTGAAGTCCAATTAAATCTAACAGATTGTAAAGTTTTACTTATACCTTGATCTATAACAGCAGATTCAATAGTACCCGATACTAAAGCAGAAGACGATAGTATAAACCCAGAACCGGTTTCTATTATATTACTCCAAGTAGCACCCCCTGTTGTATGAAAAGGATTAGATCCAGTATCTGTAGTACCATATGCTAGTTCGGGTCTAAAATTAACATAAGCTTTACGTAAAGGATGATCAATATTTGCAAAATAAGAATCATTATTAAAATCTAACCCATATACAAAACTTCCTAAAGCTTTAGCTACCCCAGTACTAGGTAATTCTGATCCAGTTAGTTCAGAAAAATTAAAAGAAAAATCATATTCTGATAGACCATTTACATCAATGATAGCTTTACCAACTACATTACCATTCCAATCAAGTAGCCCTCCATTTTCTTGTAGTTCGGTTTTAAATTCTGCTAAAGATTGTGTCCAAGAATTATTATCTACATTAGGAGAAGCAGGAGTACCATTTGCTGTGTAATGTTCTACATTTCTTATTCTAAAATTTGAATCTACAGCTAACCCATCAACCGTATAAGCATCTACTCTTCCTGATCCTCGTTGTAAGATTATACCTGTATATGGTTCTGTTGCCAATGGGTTAGCCATAATACATCTTGTAATTCTTGTAGGCCATTCTCTTTGGTGTGATTCACCTGTAAATGTTTCTGTGGGTTCGTAATTACTTCTATTGTTTCCTATTCTACAATTAAGTAACATACAGTCTTCAAAGACGTGGGATTTTGCACTCCCATTAGCATTTTGACCCCCTGTAGTAGAAAAATGAGAATTAAAAATATTACAATGATAAAATTGACTTTCTGCTGAATTGTTCCGGTTATAAATGGCTCTTACATTTATTATATTACAATAATAAAACTGATTGTATCTAAAAGTATTTGCAGAAGATTGTTGCGGGTCTCCAAAACCATTATGCCAATTTGCAAACGTTAAATTTTTAAAATAACTATTCCTTACCCCAGAAAAAGCTGCATTAATACTTGATTCTGAAAGGCCATGTCCATTAATGACTACATCACCATCTCCTTGCAGAGTTACATATAATTGGGTTTGGTTATTACCGCCACTATATGCAGATCCCCCTGCATATAAAGCTTCTGTGTATACCCCCGTTCCTATTACGATGGTTTGGGAGGTTGTTTGACCTACGGCGTTTAATGCTGCTTGTATAGTAGCAAAAGGAGCATCAGGAGAGGTACCACTATTGGCATCGCTACCATTTACTGCAACATAATAATCTCCTGTGTAACTAAATCTATATGCCATTACTTAGTAAGTATTAAATGTTCTATAGTAGTACTTCTCATGGCAAATGCTCTTTTGTGCATAGCATCGTTTTGATAATTTGCTGTTAAAAATACTTTATAATTAAAATTTTCATACTGTTCATCTAACCATGTCCTAGTAAGTAATCTATCCATATTAGGATTAATAGTAGGTTCAGATGTAAAAGTTGAGGGTATAGTTTCTATTATATTATCCCAAAATTCTTGAGCAGCTTCAGTTTGATCTCCAAAATCAAGAGTATCATCCCAT